GCCGAGAGGTCACCTTCAAGATCTCCGGCAAGCCGACGCTGACCGCGACCGGCGCATAAAGGAAGGGGGACACGCCACCGTGGGCAGCATCAAGGAATCCATCCGCGCCGCACAGGACATCAAGGTCGAGCACGACGTCGACATCCCCGAGTGGGGCGTCACCGTAGACGTGTGGGGCCTGCCGTCCGGTGACTGGGAGGCGTACCAGAACAAGCTGAACAAGCTGCGGTTCGCCGAGGGCAAGAGCGGCGCCGAGATGAACGTTCGCTCCAACCGGGCCGAGATCGTCGCCAAGTGCTTGTTCGAGCCGGGCACCCGCGACCTGGTCTTCCCCGACCTGCGCGAGGGCATCAGCATCCTCTCGCAGAAGGCCCCGGGGACCGTCGACGGACTGTTCAAGCTGTGCCGCCACCTGTCCGGCGAGGACCGCGACTTCGAGCAGAAGGTGAAGGACGCGGAGGGAAACTCCGACGGCGACCAGAGCTGAGGCTTCTGTACGACCTCGCCGTGTCCTTCCAGGCCGCGCCGGGCGAGGTCATGGAGCGCTTCACCGACGACGAGATCGTCCACCTGGTCGCCTATCAGAACCTGTACGGCCCGATCACACCGCGCCGCCTGGACCTTGTGCTCGCCCGGCTCGCGATGGACGTCATCAGCCCGCACCTGAAGCGCGGCCGTGCTTCCCGGCTGCGGGACCACCTGATGACCTGGTCGACCGCGGACCGCCCGAGCCGCTCCGGCCGGGAGATCCTCGGCATCGTCAAGGGCCTGCAGAAGCAGTTCGAGCAGGACGATTCCAGGCGCGTGCGCCGCATGGGACGCAAGAGGGATCAGGAGGCCTGACATGGCGGTCTTGGATGAACTCCTGGTGCGCCTGGGCGTCGACATGTCCGAGGCTGAGGGCGAGGTCGACCAGGGCGCGCAGGGCATCGAGAACCGCCTGAACGGTCTGGCCGTGGCCGGTGGGGCGGCGGCGGTCGGTCTCGGGATGGCGTTCGCTGCCGGCCTGGAGTCGGCGATGGACATCTCGTCGGCGACGACCAAGCTTCAGAACCAGCTGGACCTGACCGACGATGAGGCCGCGCGGGCTGGCGAGCTGGCGGGCGACGTCTTCAACGCAGGGTTCGGTGAGTCGGCCGGCGAGGTCGGCGACGCGCTGAGCGCCGTGTCGTCTTCGATGCAGCAGTTCGGGTCCGTCTCGGACAAGGAGATGGAGCAGCTCACGAAGTCCGCGCTCGGCCTGGCCAAGACGTTCGAGTGGGACGTCGGCATGGCCACGGCCGGCGCCGGAAACCTCATCAAGGCGGGCCTGGCCAAGGACGGCACCGAGGCGATGGACCTGCTGGCCGCGACCGCGCAGAAGGTGCCCGCGGCGATGCGTGAGGAACTTCCAGAGGTCAGCAAGGAGTACAGCGAGTTCTTCGGCCAGCTCGGGTTCACGGGGCCGCAGATGTTCGGGCTGCTCGCCCAGGCGGCGAAGGACCCCACCTTCGAACTCGACAAACTCGGCGACGCGATGAAGGAGTTCAGCCTGCGCCTGGCGGACACGGACGCCGCCAAGGAGCCGCTGAAGGAACTCAAACTGGATGTCGGCGACATCCAGGAACTGGTGAACCAGGGCAAGGGCACGCAGGCCTTCGACCAAGTCCGCACCGCACTCAAGGGCGTTGAGGACCAGACCGAACGCACCCGGCTTCAGGCCGCCCTGTTCGGCGGGCCCGGCGAGGACATGGGCAACACCTTGCTGAACCTCGACGCCACCGCCGCAGCCGCGTCCACCGGCCTGGACGATGCAGCCGGCGCAGCAAAGTCGGTGACCGACAACATGGAGGCCTCGCCCGCGCAGCAATGGGACAGCGCGATGCGCACGGTGACGGGCACGCTCGGCGAGGCCCTGCTGCCCGCGCTGCGGACCGTGTCCGGCCTGCTGAGCGCGAACCCCGGCCTGGTCCAGGCCCTCGTGCCGGTCGTCCTGATGCTGGCCGCCGGCCTGGCCGTTGCGGCCGCCGCACAGTGGGCGATGAACTCGGCCCTGCTGGCGAACCCCTACACGTGGGTGATCCTCGCGATCATCGCCCTTGTCGCCATGATCGTCACCCTGTGGCAGAAGAGCGAGACCTTCCGGGCGATCGTGCTGGGCGTCTGGGCCGCGGTACGCGGCGGAATCGAAAGCGCGATCGACGGCATCCTGGCCGCGGTCGGCTGGCTGGGAAAGCTCCCCGGCCGAATCCAGGGATGGTTCGGTGACGCGAAGGACTGGGCCATCCGCAAGCTGGCGGAACTCCTCATCTGGCTGAACGGGCTGCCCGGGCGGGTCACGAAGGCAGTGACCGGCCTGTTCGACGGCATCCCCGACTCGTTCAGAGGCGCCATCAACTCAGTGATCCGCTGGTGGAACAACCTGTCCTTCACCATCGGCGGCGGCTCGATCATGGGTGTCGACATCCCCAGCATCACACTGGGCACGCCCAACATCCCGTACCTCGCCCAGGGCGGCATCGTCACCCGGCCGACACTCGCGATGGTCGGTGAGGGCCGCGAGGACGAGGCCGTCCTGCCCCTGTCGAAACTGGAGTCGCTGCTGAACATGTCCTCTGGCATGGGCGGCCGGGTGCAGTCGGCAGGCACCCGGCTGGAGATCGTGGTGTCCGGGCCGGACGAGATGAGGCGGCTGATCTCCTACATCGTCGCCACCGACGGCGAAGGCGACGTTCAGAAAGCCTTCACCTGATCCAAGAGGGGGACGCGATGGGGCTGGTGAGGATCCGCACGGAGATCTTCGTGAACGGCGCCTGGGTGGACATCAGCCTGCACGTGCTCAACCGGCAGGCGCTGGCGATCTCCTGGGGCCGCCGGGACTACTCCTCACGCGTCACGCACACCAAGTGCGCCCCGCAGATCAACAACAAGGGCGGCCGGTACTCCAACCTCAACCCGTACTCGGACTACTTCGGCCAGCTCACACAGAACACCCCCGTCCGGCAGTCCGTGCAGCTGCCCGACGGCACCTGGGAGTACGTCCAGCACGGCGAGGCCGCCTCCTGGCCAAAACGGTGGGACCTGTCCGGCAACGACTCCTACATGCCGGTGCAGACCGCGGGCATCCTGCGTCGCCTCGGGCAGGGCAAGAAGCCCCTCAAGGACTCCCTGCGCCGGCACATCGACGCGCACGGCCCGCTGTCGTACTGGCCGCTCACCGACGGCCAGGAGGCACGTGAGGGGTCCGAGGTGGTGCAGGGCGGCCAGCCCATGCGTGCCATCGGTGAAACAGGCGCCTTCTATCAGGGGCAGCCGGGCTGGGGGAAGGGCACGCTGTCGCCGTGGCTGGACCCGGTCGTCGAGCTGCCCGACGAGACGATCGGGCGGATCACCGCGCGTGTGCTCCCTCAGACGATCACGGGGTGGTCCGTCGACCACGTCTTCTCCGGTGGCGGCATCGGCTTTGCCAACACCTTCGAGATCTGGGACAACGGGCCGCGCACGGACGCCGAGAATCAGGTGCAGTGGAGCATCCTGACCGACGGGTTCGCTGACGAGGTGGAAGTCCTGGTCGTGGCCCGCGGGGAGACGACGTCGAGTTCGGCCTTCGTCGCCACCGTGACCGGCCTGGGTATCAACGACCAGGCCGCGCACCACATCCGGTTGTCCACGGCTGACGACGGCGCCTCCGGCACCGACTGGTCCCTGTGTGTCGACGGCGTTGAGCGGGCCTCCGGGAACCGGACAACACCGTTCCGGGCGGTGCAGCAGCTCACCTACCGGTGGGGCACCGTCGAGGGCGGCGGCGTCCCGACCGAGGCGATGCAGCTCGGCCACATCGCCTACTGGGGGGCCGGAGCCCCCGCCATCGGCGACACCTGGCGGGCCGTCCAGGGCCACGTGCGCGAACTCGCCGGGCGCCGCATCGAGCGCCTGTGCGCCGAGCAGGGCGTGCCGCTGGTGGTGAACGGCGACCTCGACCAGACGCCGGCCATGGGCCCGCAGAAGCCCGGCGCGTTCCTCGACCTGCTGCAGTCCGCCGAGGACGTCGACGGCGGCGCCGTGTGCGAGTCCCGCGACGCGATGGGGCTCGCTTACCGGACCAGAGCATCGAAGTACAACCAGGGGGTGTGACGTGGCGTTTGACGTGAAGTCGGCATGGTGTGGAGCGATCACCTCCAGCTCGGCGCGGATCATCGCCGACACCGCCCCGCCCATCGACGGGTCCCTGCACGTCGCCGACAACCAGGCCATGACCGGCGCGACCGTAGTCGGTCCGGTCACCGTCACCGCCGAGGGCATCCTCGACTTCACTGTCACCGGCCTGGATGCGGACACGCAGTACTGGTACGTCGTCGAGACCGACGCCACGATGAACACCTCGTACCAGGGCAGTTTCCGCACCCATCCAGGCCCGGTCGGTGAGCCCGCTTCGTACCTGTTCGGCGCGGCCGGGGACGCCGGCCTGACCGGCGTGGGCGACGACTCGTACATCACCAGCGGGGTCAGCAACAACCCGGTGTTCGACACGATGGCCGCCCAGTCGGCCGCTGAGGGCTGGGCATGGTTCTCGCACCTGGGGGACCTGCACTACCGCAACATCTCCACGAACGACCCGAGCCTGTTCCGTGCGGCCTACGACGACAACCACAACTTCAACCTGGGCTTCAACCCCGCGGCGCGGCAGGGAACGTTCCTGCGCGGGCAGGCCATCACCTACATCTGGGACTGTCTCTTATACACATCTCTGAGCGGGCT